TTTGGGCGTATGTCAGCATGTCGGCAAAATATGAAGATTGTTGCGCTTCCATTCCAAAAGCGCTCAAATAATCTGTCACCATATCGGAGGCTGCCGCGAGTTCCATACCCGAGGCGGCCGCAAGGTCTAAAACGCCGCCTAAAGCAGATGAAGACTGTTGAGCGTCCCACCCAGCCAAACCCATATACTTCAGAGCGTCAGCCGCTTCGGAAGCTGAGAACACGGTTGATGCTCCAAAATCACGCGCCGTTTGTTCGAGCAGGGTAAAGTCATCACCAGTAGCACCAGTGATAGCGGCAACCTCGCTCATTGAGCTTTCGAAGCTCGAACCGACTGATACCACCGACGAGACAAACCCCTTAGCGGCATTCACGGCGGCATTAAAACCTTTTTGAACGATGTTGGTGACGATAGCGGTTCCTGCTATCTTTGCGAAGCTATCGACGCTGCTCTCTGCATTTTTAACCTGCTTCTGAAATTGAAGAGTATTAGCTTTTAATTCAACCTCTACTTCGCCCACTTTGCTACTTACCATATCTTACCTCTCGTGTTATCATATGGATATGGATACCAGTACGTTGGCTACAATGATTTCTCTCGGATGTTTCGATAAGAAACAGTCTACAAACGTAAAAGGGGAAATCACTTTGACTCCAGAGCAAGCTCAAATAATTAAGGAAGCGATGGAGCAGGGCAAAAAGATAAAAATAACCATTACTGATTAGGGCATTAGTACTACTCATCCCTCCCCCCTTGCCGCCTTAATCTCTAAATTAATAATTTTCTGTGCTTCTTTCGGGCCTTTGGGCGCACGCTCTTTTTTGTTGCGACGGATACAGGCTCCGACCATGTGAGCGATGACGCCCTCGAGTGGGATGAACTGCGCGCGGTCACGAGCGCGCTCGGCTAGCACCCATTTTTGGAGTGTCTTGGTCTCGATTCCCCCGTTATTCCATTTCTGATACACATCATAGCCAAAGCGTGCGACCACTTCCGCCACAAAGGCGTCGATGTCGTCATACGGCCGCTTTTGCTTTGGAGCTTTGGCGCCCATTGCCTTGAGCTGGGCTTTCTCCTCCTTAGACACAAGATCAGAAAGACGAACCACCGGTTGGAATTTGGGTGATTTTTTGATACTATTCAGCGTTGGTCGTTCGTCTTTCCTCATTGGGCTAAGCTCCCGGAGTAGCTTCCGTTACCTCTTGATATTCGCCAGTCGTGACGTTAAGCCGCGTCTTCTTGGTGAGGTCTTGGTCGCCCAAGCGAATCGTATATGGAGGCAAGCCATCGCCCTCATGCGTTCGTGCATTGTAGACAATCGGGTTAAGCGCCAACGTGACCGTTGCCGAATCAGCCGTATTGAACTCAATATCGTCGGGAAGCGACGGGATACAGCGCGCGATTTCGACATCGGCACTCGAGCCATCGTCACAGACACCCTGAACCACGACATTGATGTATTCACCGCCCTGGCAGAGGCTATCGCCCCCGCCAAAGATGATGTTGCCGGCATTCGGGCTAGCGCCTTCGTAAGCCGCTTTGTTCCACCGGTTCAAAGCAAGCCCGATTGGACGATATGTGTCCATCATCATAGTGATGCTTGCCGCTAGTGCGTCAAACGTGCCTGGCATTGGCGTCTCAGTCGTACCGAGGCTTGAAGTGCGAGACTTCATCTTTGGGGCGACATTGATAGTGAGCACGGGATCTTCCCCGAGGTCGTCCGGCTCGAGTACGAGCGGTACAGACATAGTTTTGGCGGCCGGGTCATACTTCCGAAATACCACTCGACGTAGCTGCGTGATATTGATTTGTTCAGCCATATTTATTTCTTCCTTTCTTGTTTAGTTAAATCGTCGTCGTAGACGAGCAGGGCGCTCGCAACTTTGATGAACAAACCGTTTTCTGTGACGCCACTGTTTTGGGGCGTGGTCGTCGGTCGAATCCGGATGTTCGAGAATTGATAGGTAGTAGTGTCTCCGGTGCGACTGCTAAGGTGGCAGATGTAGCGATTCTCGGTGAGCCAGTGCCGGATAGATTGATGGACTTCCTCAATCCGAATCTTGTCCTTGAACGCAACATAGAAGTCAACGGTCGTCTTGAGATTAAGGCCTTTGGAGGTAGAGTCGATATTGCCTGGTCGCGTAATCAGCCAAACCCCGCTAGCAAGCTTGCTATACTCACCGTCGATAGTGAGCGGTGCTTCCTCCCAGAAAAAGTTCCGCTTCGGGTCGCTCTCGTCCCCGATGAGGTCTGCGACTTTTTCCTCTACCATACAATCGAACAATGCCAACGTAATCATCAGACAACTCCTTTGAAGTATTTTTGCCAATCTTTCGTGACCGAGTTAAACGCCCGCTCCATATAATGCGTCGTGTTAGGGTGAGCCTTATTCTCGTTCTCGCGAATGAGAGCATAGGGAACATCTTCTCCGGCATAGCTGCCACCAGCAACCACTTCGACCGTTGTCGGGTTATTATCTTCGACCCGAATACTGTTGACGAGGGCACCCGTGAGCACTGGAGCATTTCTCTGCGCTTGGCCTGCAATTGTCCATCCCATCTTTTTGACGCCTTTCATGACGTTACCTTCGATTTGCCTCAGCTTAGCTTGGTCGAGCTTGAAACTATAAGTCAGCTTACTCATTAATCGCCTCCGTTGGCCGGAGTCGAAACTCAACATGTTCGATAATGCCACCCGCTTGATCCTTGCCGATATTTGCTTCGCGGATGTTGTAGTAGGTATCTGTGTCCGTGTTGTGCCACATATACCCAGCGCCGAGCTTCGCCGTGTCGAGCGTCGGTAGGTCGGTTGCGCGAGCATAGACTAGCGTATCGCTGTCTTCGTACTGTGCGCTCGGGCTACGGTCAGTGACCGAATACGTACCTTCGTCGACGATGACGTCGAGCACTATCGGATTGCTGAACTCTTTGCCGCGCCGCGTACCACGCTTCACCTCTCCCAACTCCCAAACGCCAGCGATGATAGCTTCAGGAAAACTACTGAAAACGTCCACAGCAAGTCCTCGTGTTATGCTCAATGCCGAGACCAGAGCCGCAGTTTGAGTATTTGTCCAAGATGTCGCCATAGTTCTCGCGGAGCTTAGCAAAAGCACCGGAGACACTACTGTTGCCATAACTAATTGAAAAGTTACGAACACTTTTTGACGTAATGCGGGAATCCGCGCCGCGATGAGACAAGACCAGATAGATGAAATTGGCTAGTACGAGGCTGAGGTCAGCCGGTAGGTTGCCGTCTTCGCCTGTCGGTAGCTCTTCGAGGCAGAGTAGCCCCGCAAGACGCACTGCGCTCAAGCTGACCATCTTCGACCAGTCTTCAGCGTTGAAGGTGGAGATTTCGCCAGTGTAGAGTTTGTAGTCGTCTTGCGAGAGCATATGATTCCTCTGTTACGTTAAGTGTTAGTCTTTGCTCGTGCTTCGAGCTGAAGCGGCAGCAGCCGTAGCGATTTTAATCGCAACCGCAGCCTTGTAAGCCTTGAGCGAGCCACCACGTGGGAACTCCGCGAGCAGGACGTCTTGGTTAAGTTCCGTCTTAAACTCTGGGCGCATAGTTGCAGTCTTCTCGCCGGTCAGACCGTAAGTCTTGTTAGCAAACACGATGACGTCAATCGGAGCATTCTGCATCCAAGCTGGCGCATAAACACGCTCCGCTTGCAGCAAGTCTTCGATCCGAGTACCAGGCTCAAACAATGGCTCGTTGCTTGTGCTGGACTTCTTAGCAAGGCGTAAGTCTTTGATGAGACTCTTCTTGGTGATGTAGACCAAACCTCCTTCGGCATCAATCTCAGACTCAGCTTCAATCGAAGCGTCGTAGAGGTTAGAGCCGGCCGGAAGTTCAATTTCTGTAGCCATGAGTTGGCCAAAACCTTCCGTCGCCTGCGCGTCCGCCAAGATACTGTAGAAGCCACGAGTACCGTCAAACATTCGACGATCCGCTTGACCACTGGTCGGAGTAGTACGCCCGTCACCAATGGTTGCCGCGCGCTCGACTTCAACAATCAAAGCCTGGACGAGTTCGCGTGCTCGAACTTCGATAATTTCTGGATTCTCGTAGATTTCCATTGCGTCGAGGTCAAGCATTTTGTAGACCATTTTGTTGTAGACAGTACGTGGAGTACTGAGCAGCTTCTGGAGGATCTTAGTATCACCTTTCGTGAAGCCACCAGCGCGAGCGGTTTCGGCATCGTTGCCATCTTCCGCGGTTAGCAGGCGGATGAGATAACTCTTGCCGCCAAGTTCGTCAAAGTGACTGATGATGCCATCAGATTTCTCCAAAGCGTCAATGAAGAGCGAGCGCGTATCGACCGGAAGTCCGAGGCCAGTAATACCGTCATTCGTGGTAGCGCCATGGCCCCGTAGCTCATTCTGCCAGGCCGCAGCAAAGCCGCCCTTGAACCCACCATGGGCGTAAGCTATGTCCGCAAACTTCCGTTTCGCCTCGTCGCTAAAACGCCAGTCCTTGGTCGCTACGGCTTTCTCTTGCCGTGGAGCACGGTCCTTGATGGTCTTGAATGGCTTGTGCAAAATTGTGCTATCAGACGTCTTTTTCGCATCTGTTGCCTCATTTTCATCAGTGGATTCGTTCGAGGTGTCCGCCTCGTCTTTGCTTTCGCGAGCCGTTGGCTCAGTTTCTGACTCCGGAACGTCGGTCGTGAAGTCGTCAATCACTTCGTCGACTGCCTCGTTGATGCGTTTCATCATCTCGGCACGTTCATCTGGAGTCAATGCGTCTTTGATTTTAGGCATATAATTTCCTTTCTTATTTAATGTTTCAGCGGCGGATTTAGCGGCTCCTCCTGAGCCCTTGCTTTCGTCCGGTTTGCTGTCGATCGTCATTGCGCGAGGGTCGTTTCCAGTCAGTACCATCGAGATTTCGCGCAAAATCCCGATTGGCTCGTCAATCTCATATCCAGCTCCGAAATATCCGTCGGGGAACCAGTCAATTCCGGTCGAATAACTCGCGTCTTCCGAAATCGCCCAAGCATGGTCGGCTAGACCGTCATCGTCGGCAAAATACATCCGGGCGTGCAGGCCATCATCTTCCAGCCATACTCGGCAAGAGCCAAATTGCTTCTCGATTGACGGAACAAGCTCCCCGTCGACTAATTCTCCGTGGTCGGCCTGTGCTTTGACGGCATATCTTTCGCTCTGTTTCTCCGGGTCGGTAGCAAGGTCAGAAATCTTATATAGTTCACCGTTGTAGCCCATAACATAGAGATTATTGATGTCTCGAATCTCCCCCGACTCCATAATCTCGCCCGAATTAGCCAAAATATTCCGAAATCGCCGCTTTTTATCGGCTTTCGCGTCTTTCAGCTGTAGTTGAGCACCATAATACTTCGTCATGCCGACAGTTTATCCGTCCATCGTTGCCGATGTCAAAAAAATTTCCACATAAAATCACGTGGAGTAAAATCACCTCTGTTTGACTTAGCGAAATACTAAGTATTTGAAGTAAAAGTAGCCAATTAAAAATCAAACCGTGGCCGTTTGAGGTCGTCGAGCGCGTAGCGAATTGCATCCATGCAGTGATCGTTGCCGTCTTGTGGCTCATCCAACGTCTCTCCGGTCGACTTCTTCTTGCGCAAAGCGTATGACAAAAATTCGCGCTCAAGGTTTCTCCCGCAGTAGACGATTTTACGCTCACGAACGCGGTCAATACCACGCTTAACTGAACCCGGTCCTTTATCGGCCGCGATGATACGATATCCCGCTTGTCGAATTTCTGCGATAATCTCGGGCCGTGCTCCATCCGCCACGATGAGCACTGACGGGTCGATATTGTGCGACTTTAAGACATTTGGATATTGAGACCCCAGAATACCTGTCTGATACACCTCTTCGACTAGCCCAGTAATCCCGCCCTCTAAGGCGTAGACTGCGACGAGTGCAGTCTCGTCGTTGCTGAACCCAAAGTCAAGACCATAGCGTATAAGTTTGCCTTTGCATATGTCATCTTCGTCCATCAGCAACCAACCCTCATAGACATTCCCCTCAAGCGACCCGACTTCTCCCAGACCGTAAACTTTCCACCAGTTGCTCGTGGTGCCGTCACCCTTCCGTAGTTCGATCGCCTTTACCGTCGCCGCGTCCAATGCCTCATTATCGAAGTAATTCGTCTTGACGAAAGCTACATCTTTACGAGTTTTATTCGCAACCAACTCCGTATGAGCCCAGAACTCATTGACCGGGTTAAAATCGATAATAATCTTCTCCCGTGTGCGGACTTCCAGTTGACTAAAGGTCTCCCAGCTAATACGGTTGGCCTCATTCACATACAACACGTCACGGCGTGAACCAAGGGCCCCCAACATATCGGTCGAAAAGAACTCAATAATTGTACCGTTAGGGAGCGTGAGCGTACTCTCCGACTTATTCCATACGCCAATTTCCAAAACATTCGTCTCGCGACAAATATTCAAGAAATCGCGCATCGCCCCCTTGCGCAAATTCGGAAAAGTATCTGAGACAATGCTCACAATCTTACCAGCATGAGTCAATGCATAATCCAGCAATACTAGTAGTATCGCAATTGTCTTGCCAGCCGAAGTCCCACCCTGTTCGACGATAATGCGATAATCATCGTCGCTAAACAGGGCTTGGGTCTTCTCAAGCGTGGTGGTGACGGAATATTTCATACGCGAGCGGTTGCTCCAGAGATTATCATTTTTTTCTTCTTTCGCGATACTGGTCTATACTCCTTTGAGTCATATCGGTAGCTTTTAATCTGGCCTCTTCAACATCTGCATTGTACTTTTCACGCGCTTTTTTCATCCGTATGCCATCCCCTTTCGCGAGCGCTACCTGGACATCACAGACGTACTGCGCCAATATGCCAACATGACTAATTAAAAAAATAATTTTATTGTTAATGATCTCATCCCTCAACTGACTATCGCTTTCTAGCAAGTCGTCTCCATCGTGCTTAAGCCCCCTATAGTTTAACTCGTTCATTTCTTCTCCTTTTTCGGCAGAATCGACTTCAGCTCGATATTCTGCTGTTCAATTTGCTGCTTTGGATAACCATAGACTTGGTTAATCATCCCCTCAATTTCTTTCCATTCTCCCATGCCGATGCACCGAGCAAGCTTCTTCTCAAAAGCTGGCGCATTATCATCGTTACAAATTGCTTGTAGTTCAGCGACAGTCATCTGCATCATTTTTTCGAGCTTAAAGCGTGCCGTGTCTTCTTTTCTCCACGCTCCATTGTGGCGCGGGTTGCCTTCCTTTTGTCCGAAACGACGTTTCTTTGGCGGAATAACACCACCGCGTCCAGCACCTTTTAACGCCTGCTTTGTGGCGTTATTTTTTCTTTTCATTCCGCCTCCTCCGCAATTTCCGGATTAAAAATGCCAATCGAATCCGATACGCTAATCCCGCCAGAGGATTCTTTTTCTTGCAGTTCGTACATGTCATCTTCTAAAACCTATATTCGACAATTTTTTTATTTAAGCATACGGGCCGGTCGCTGCTGATGTAAAGCACTCCATGATAATTAGCTAAGAGGCAGCAGCGATTTATCGTGAGGTGCCTGTACCGTAGGAGTTTATTGCGAAACGGGCCCCAATTCGCTTGATAGTCCCCCAACCTCGCTCCATATCGATGAAATATTACTGTATGATGCGTACTGCGACTCGTGACGACAATTTTTCGGCTGTCGACAAAGGCGATAGTTAGATCACCGCTAAGTCGCACGATAGTTGCTTTCGCTTTGAACCTTCCCATGCCATCTTCCTCCTATTTCTTACCCACCAGAGACACTGCGAGCAGATATAACCCTGCCACCCCCACAATAATCCCCACCAAAAATCCTGTTAGAAATTCCACATTATTCTCCCTCTATTACTTCAATTTGTGCCGGTATTGGGCACGCCCATGGTGCCGCAATGGCAAACCCACTCGGAATAAGCACTTTGACTTTCTTTCCGCTACCCGACAACTCCCGCACCATCGTTTCATCGTTCTTGCTGATACAAAACGATGGCTGGCTATCCTCACCAGCATATTCGCTAAATCGCACATGCGCCGTAATCTCTCCAAGAGACTCTTCGACGGAGTATATATATCCGGTGTAAGTTTTATCGCCGGTATTCCAATGAGTACAGAGCAATAACGCAATCGCTCCGAATGTTATCGCCGCCAATAATAAAACCCCAAAAGCCTCTGCCAAGAACCGTTTTTTATAATAACCCATCATTTATCTCCTCCTAAATACTCATCAATTATCTTTTTCGCTTCGTCGAAACCGATGGCAAACTCGGCGCAATAGCCACGTTGACGTAAGTCGTACAGGCAGTCAGCCTGCTCCATTAAATGTTCCGTCTTGTATTCTTTGCCATCTTTGGACTTGAAACGGTTTTTGGCGCGTGGGCCAGGGTAAAGTGTCTCCCCATCTTTTTTGAGCTCAAGGAATAAACCATAAGACTCATACTCCACGATATTACTTGGCCTAGTACCTATGTAATAAAAGTCCCATCGATCGGACTCCTTCATGAAGGCTGGAACTTTATCACCGCTTGCCCAGAGAATCGGTTGAGCAATAACCATATCCGGCCACCCTCTTCGTCCACCATTCTGGCGCTTTTGCTTTTTCGCTTGTCCGGGAGTGAGTTTTACCCCGCTCCCGAAGTCCGAATGAAACAGCACGTCTGGGTATTGTAGCTGCAGGTAGTCAGCAACTTGTTCCTGCAATGTTGACTCGCTAACTGGCATTTTTCCCTCCTAATAAATAATTATCGTCTCTTGCAATGGCGCAGTTCCTAGCTGGATAGATCTCATCTTTGTGCGGCCCTTCGAGAAACTTGACACCGTAAGCTCCGTGCACGTAG